TAGTTGGCCGGGCCCAGTGCTGCGGTCGTGTTGTTCTCACCGAACGTGAACTCTCCCCCGCCGGTACCGATCACCAACCTCTGAGCCGCCTGCATGAAGAGGATGTCGTTCACATCCTGTGCGGTGAGCTGCAGCCACATGGCGCAGTCGGTCGTCACCTGCCCGAACAAGTCCCCCGTCATGTTCTCGTAGTCATTCGGTACCGTGCCCCAGAAGCGCACCTTGCCGCCCCACCACAAGCGATTGCGGAAGAACCTCACCACGGCTGGATACTCGGTCGTCGCCGACCACGCCCCGAGTGACCAGCGCTTGGTGGCATTCGGGGCTCCGACGACGTTCGCTGGCAACTGATTCAAGCCGTTCAACTCGTCAACGACAACGGAGGCAGTCACTATCGTGCTTGAGGTAAAGGCGGTGATGCGCGCGATGCCGTAGCCGGAATCCTGGTACGCCCACAGGACCGAGCCTCCCGTTTGTCCGTCGTAAGCTGAGCCCTGTTCGTGGGTCGGTGGAACGGACCCGGAGGTGGCGGCATTCACCGCCGCATAGGTCTTGCCATCGAAACGCACGAGATTCCCGATGACATAGGCGACGTGCGTGGCTTCCCAATTGTTGATGTTGAGATCCTGCACCTGCAGACGAACGAGCCGCCCGACATCGGTCGCGGCAAAGAGTGCAGCGGAAGCCGTGAGCGTCACGGAGCCGGTAGACGCGGAGGCATAGATCGTGGTAGCTGAAGTCGAATTCTTCTCGAGGAACGGCCCTTGGTTCGGCTGATAGACCGAGAACTGCCAGTTGGTCGTGCCCATGCGGGTGAGTTTTCTCGGGGCATAGGTGCGCTTCTGGTTCGCGATGTAGAGCACATCCCCAGACTGCTCGATCTTGAGCGCACAGGTTCCGTCGGTGTTGGTCAGATCCGCTAACGCGTAAGGCGAAGGAATCTCGTAGATCGAGCCTGAGAGCGGATACCAGTAGGTCGCATTCGGCGGGGCATTTCCAACGGTCGCGGCCTTGCAGTAATAGTTGATGCCGGCAGAACTGGCGAGATCCCCCAGCACGTAGTTCGTGCCTCCGTTGTATGCCGCGACACCCGACACCAGGAGCTGGCCGTGATTGGTGTAGAACCGTACGTACAGATCGCCAAACTCCAGGTTGAAAGCCTGGGTGGCAGAGAACTCGAACTTGATGAGCCAGCCCCGATTGGCGGAAGTCTTGACCTCGGCCACGTACCGCGAGCCGCCGCGCCGCATCGCGGGCCCCTGCACTAGGGGAAGGAAATTCTCCATGCGCTTGGCGCCGGAGAAGTACTTCTGAAGATCGGTCCGCCCGTCGATGTTCGGCGATAACTCGCCGGCATTCAGACTGTTGAGGATCGGGGACGCGCGCATCTACTGGGCCCGAGCGGTCACCCATTCGCCATCCGCCGGGGACTCCGCCGGCACCTCGAGCGCGTTGGATTGAATCGCTTCACGGATCGCGCGCTTGTAGGCAAGCATGCAGATCTGGCGCTTGGAGTCGGACTGAGTGATCCGCTCACAGCACTCATCCGCCAATCGTGCGGCAAAGGCTTCGGCGAAGGAAGCGCTGTAGAGCGAAGGATCAATAACGCGGGCGATGTAGCGGATGTGAAGCGGAGCACCGAGATTCGTCAGGATCTTCGTCCCCTCGCGCGACCACAAGGCGGAGGAGCCAGTGCGAAAATCCGTCAAGTCAGCCCCGGTCGTGAGATCTCCGCCCTCGATGAGCTTCAGGAAGTCGATCGGCACCTGGTACTGGTTGCCGAAGCCGAAAAGCGGATCCACCGCATCCGCTGGCAGCACCGCCCGAGCGATCGAAAAGCGCCAGCGGTGCCGGTCGAGCTCCGCATCCCGGATCGCCGCGTAATTGGCGTTCATGGTGCGCCCGCGGTTGTTGTCGTCCGTGAGCGCGATGATGAGATCGGCCCCTAAGAGCGTGAGGGCGCGATTGGCGATGCTGACTTCACTCGTCATGGGGGCTCCAGGCTATTCGCGCTAGCCTTGGACCCACGAGCGACACTTTCAACGCCGGCCGCGCCGGCGGATGCGGATGAGGAATTCGCTCCCCGTCGTGGGGGGTGATGGTGAGAGATTCACATCGAAGCCCCACGTCATGATGTCGCTGTAGACTTGATACTTTCCCTGCCACTGCGCGGTGTCTACCGGAATGAACGGCCGCGGGAAGGTGACAAGCGTGAGGGGCTGAGATTGAGACTGATGGGTCGATAGGAACCGTGAGGCTGGAGCGGAGTCGGATTGCTGACGTGCGCGCGGTGCCGGCGCGACTTGGCGAATCGCGATGTTCGGCGCGATGTCGCACTGAATCTGGAACTTTGCGGCGGGAGCGGAAGCTGAAAGCTGCGCCCCGGGGGGAAATCCCGTAACCGCCGCGACCGCAACCGCGGAAGCGAGTTTCCTCAGGATCGGTGGTTTTCGGAACTGCAGCTTGCCGGGACGCGCCACCTAGAACCCCGCGACGTTTGGAGAGAGCACGCGATACTGTTGGAGCTGAAAACCGTTGGAAGCGCTGGAAGTGCCCATCGCTACCAGGAAATCGAGCGTATTTGCTACGGTGGAGTCAAATCCCGCCCCCGCGGCCGGCGTGCCTTCCTTGAGCATTGATTCACCCATACCCGCGGCGTAGTTCGCTCCCGGAATGGAACCCGGAGGAGCAATCATCCGGCCCACGATAAAACCACCACCCATGAGCGTCGCAAGAGTTCCGTTACCCACCGAGCGGCAGGTGAGGAGGATCCGCCCGTAACACGGTTCGGTCGTTCCTCCAGTGGTCGTCGTCTTGATCGCATCTGACACGAACGCCACCACGGGCGTGGCACCCAGACCTACTGTAAAGGTCATTGTGTTACCGCTCGCCCAGGACACGCCCGCGTGAAAGTCAATCTCGAGCATCGTGCCGATCTGGAAAAACCCAGCCGGTAGTTGAATGAAGCCCGCCGAAGCCCCCGTCGAGGTAGCGCTCGTGAGCATCGACTTCGCGGTCGTAAAGGTATTGTAGAGCGTGCCCGCGGCATTGATATTGGCAAGGACTTGACCAAAGGATTGCTGCATGGACGCGCCTCAGATCGGAACGTAATTCAACGTCGGAGCAAGTAGGTACGTGAAGCGCAGATACTGGCGCGGATTCACGATGATTGCGCCTGCGAGAATTCCGCAGTTGATGTAGGTCGAATTGTCAGGCGAAAATTCGATTGCTGTCACCGTGCCTAGACTCACGAACATCTGCACGCGAACATTCTCAGGGTTCTGCCACGTGAACGGACTCGCCCCAGGGGATACCGACATGAGGGGACCGAAAGATATGCCTCCCGATGATACGGTCTCGGAAACCATAGGAACTCACACGAGTTCGTAAATAACGTGTCCCGAGACTTGGGACGCCACGGTGTTGGGCCCGCCCGAATACGAACATTCACCCAGAGGCTGCGTGTTGCCGATGATCGTGATCTCTTCTCCCTGCCTCGCCTGCCAGCGCACCAATCCGCCAAAAGCATTGAAGCTGTGATTGATGAGCTTATTTATAGCACTTCGCTGCGGGAAGGTCGTCGAGCTGTTGCTGAAGAGGGCCAGCGTTCCAGGCGCTGTAGCGGTGGCATCGAGCAATGAATTGTTTAACCCCACAGAGGTGAGAGAAGTTGCAGCGACCGTGGTGTCGCGCGCGAAGATATAACACTGAACGGCTGCAGCCGAAGCCTCCCCTCCGATTTGAATCTCGTTCACCTTCAGTTGCATGGTGCCACTGTTGCCACCTAACGCCAGATACTTGAGCGTCGTAAGAGCGGTGGTGTCGTTCGTGGCGACCGTCACCTGAGCGTTGAACGCGAGCGAATAACGGGCCATGACAGCTCCTCAAGGAATGACCGGGGACTGGAACACTTCGCTGCTCACACCTTCGCGCGCGCGGCGGTTCAACATCTCATCAACCCGTTGCTTGAAGTTGCGACACACTCCACCGGAAGCAAAACGGATCGCTTCGCACTCATCGCACAGATAG